GAACCCAGAGCTTATTGACATGGGTTTTCCGTAAGCATTTCTAAGTTCTTGAAGTTTCTGCATGAACTCAGGCTTCATTTCATTCTTACCTGTGTGCTTGCAGTCAAACTCTTCCTTACTGAAATTAGGGTATTTACTCCAATCCATTTCTATCTTTCTTTTTAGGTTCTCTTCCCTTATGTGAACAGTTTCCAGTTTTCAAGCATTTGTTGTCACACTCGACAGGAACAATTTCACAAAACACTTTCTTTTCACTTCTCAAATACCTTCTTTATTTTTTCAATTAAAGCTGAGACATCAAAACTGTCATCAAGTGCTACAATGTTCTCAAGTATTGACTTACCCTCAGTTCCCATAAGGAACGAGTACGCCCATATGACGATCCACCCGAACAGTTCAACTTGCTCTCCCTTAACTTCAAAGCTATCAAGACCGTGTATGACTATCAGGAACGCTCCATACTGTAGTGCCTTCACTGCCGTCCTGCGTATTCCGTATGATGTGACAGCGTGTTTATTCTTAATCGCCTTTGCTATGCCTGTTACAAGGTCAACCATCATGAATGTAACGAGCCACTTTAGGAACTCCCAATCAGCGAACAGGTACTTCTCTGTGAATGCGAACAGTGGTGTTATGACGAACGTAAATACCCATATTTTTACATCAGCAAAATTTGCTGAGAACTTCAGGGCTACATCCTTGAATACTCCCCAATCATCTATGGTGTGGTCTGCTTTCATGACACTAAATTACCTTGTTCGTCAATTTCTGGAATGATACCGTATTCCAGTAATCTCGCCAACCAAACTGCTTCGTCAGTTGTAGTTTCCCAAACATGAATTGTGTCTGTTCGTTGATTCGGGTCTGTCCATCCGTAACCTAATACAGATGCCTTGTCTTCACCATCGAAGGTAATCCAATAGGTTCTGACTGGTGGGTGATCTATTGTGTTCATTTTTCTTAGTTCTTAAACTGCTCCGCCATCTGTAATTGTCCAACCGTAATTAATGACTAATGATGTTCTTGCTGTTTCAGCATCACTTCCACTACTATACACAGATGCAGCACCAAAAGACCAAATAGGCGTTAATGTATATCCAGAACCATTTGGGTAAAGTGACTGTAATCTGGCTTCCCAAGATATTAATGTTTGCTCGTACAAACTTTGACCAAACCCAACGTTACCGCCTCTGAACATATAAAATCCGCTTGATACGTTTTCGATATGCCACGTACTTATATCAGGTACAATGGCCGATGAACGAAAAGTGTTATTCATCAATACAATGTTTGATGTATTTTCCCAATTTGTAAAATCGACGTTTTGTGCAGGAAGTTCTCTAAACGCACTACTCAAGTACGTATTCGGTGCTATTATCGGAGAGTCAAGTGCTGTTATGTATAAATTACGACAGCCAAGAAAATTACCACCAGAAGAAAGTGACCCAGTTGATGGAGATAATGTTCCCCAGTTACTAATTTCGATAATTTTCAGACAATCACCCGTTCCTAAAAATCCCCACCCCTCTATTGTTCCTGAAATAGTAATCGTATAAACTCCACCGCTTGCGTATGTGTGTTGTCTGTTTGCATAACTAAGTGCCGAGGTATTACCATCACCCCAGTCAATAGTACCTGAATAAACGCCACCGCTTACCAATGGAAGTACTACCGTATCACTTGCTGAACCTGCTTTTGTCGTGTCCCAAATCGAGATGAAGTCTGGATTCGCAGGTGCGCCTCCTCCTCCACCTTTCAAAAATGAAACTCCTATGCCGTTTCCTATTGCTACCACCTTTCAACTACTTTTAACATTCATGCTGGTCTTATGAATCCTACTCCTGGCACGGTTTAGAGATTGTAGATGATAACGCTTCCAGCGGACATTGTAATGTCGGTTATTTGACTACCCTCTGGTACGACTATATAGGCTCCAGCTTTAAGAGTAGCTCCGTTAAGACCATACGAAGCAAGAGAATCAGCCCCATTAACATTGAACGTTGTAAGCGTAGTATCTTCCTGAGCAACGAAACAATAAGCTGAAAGACCAGTAAAATTACCAGTACCAGTAAGGTTCTTACACCCGTTACCGACAACCTTTCTCAGTTTATCAAGAGACTCACCTTCGTGAACACTTAGTTTTCCCATTTTTATTAGATTTTATTCAGTGATGATGACAGGATCACTGTCCATGTCTTAGATTTCTTCTCCTCAAGTATCTGCTGAACTTCAGCCTCAATAGCGTCAACATCAACCTCTGCACGTATCCACGCCTTCACATCGTCCTCTTTCAGTTCACTGAACGGAATGAAGTCTGGGGAATCAGGGTCTCCTTCAAGTGTAACCTTTCCTCTTTTGTTAGCGATAAGTCCGCCTTCCTTTGCAATGACATTGAACCTGACCTCAAATACAAGGTCAGTGTCTGCATGTCTTTTGATCTTTTCTATTTTCAGTCTCATGTCAGTCTTATTCTTATGGTTCCTGAGTTATGGTAAATACCGCCTACAGGTACTCCTCCTAAAGCGGCAGCCGCATCGTCTGCGTAGTCAAGTGCTGGTATCGTCTCTGATACAAGGTAGTCATTGAAGAATTCAAGTATAGCGTCTCCGTTGTTGTCTTCAATTCTTAATACTGAAGCGGTATTGTCTGAATAATTATTTGACAGGTTAAATCCAGTTGTATCACTTGCTAACTCAAGTTTTATATCTTCTCCACTATTATTTATTTGTTGGATATCCCATGTAGAGCCTAACTCGTCCATAACATAAGACTGTATTATTTGAGTTATATCACCGCTAACAGGATCTACATAAGCTGATGAATTTATTTGTTGATAGCTCGGATCTCCTTCTAATATTGAGTTGAGTATAATATTTGATAAACTTGATCCTGATAAAATACCGTCTGTTATATTTAAATGAGTACCAACTACTTGAGCAGGTATTTCTCCAAACTCGGGTATTACAAATAATCCATCGCCAGTAATATTATAAATTGATTCGCTGTCTTGAGTAAGTTTAGAGCCTGTTACGCTGCCTGAAAAAGTCGGTACTAACCAATCTCCAAAATTTTGTAGACCTAGACCAAACTCTTCATCACTAGTAACATAACTAAGCGTATCTGTAAAGTCGATGTTAAGTGATTCAGTTGAAATGCTTTTTGACTCAAGCGACTGAGCGTCAACCCTTCCGACAAAGTTTGTACTGTTGTACACATCCTGCCTTATGTTCTGCCTTACTGGGCTTCCTTTTTCTAAGTAATCCATTATATGTATTTAGGTAAATTATCGTCCAATATCTTTGCGTCTGAACATCCACAAGGACATCCACACAGTTCATCCATCTGTCCAATGAACTTCTTTGCAATGGAATCCTTAAAACAGGAAACCTCTGTATCTGCGCTTTGGTTCAATGTGTAAACACCTTCGTCAATGTATGTACACATTTCGTTTATAGCATACGACAGGAACATTGCCTTTCTCTTCTTACACTCGTACAGTTCAGTGTCACCGATGGCACGAGCTTCAAGCATATCAATGACCATATCGGCAAAGCAACACCTCGCCAATACAGTTCTGTTCGTTATGTTCGATTCGTTGAATATCATACCGCTCCTCTTCTTAAACATCTAACGTACCAACCGTTCACTACGACCGTACAGTTTGCGTCTGCTGTTATCTTGAACTGACCACCGTTATTCAAAGTGTTCGCATCACCCATGTAAATAGAGTTGAACATTACCTTCTGATATGTTCCAGATGTCTTGAAGTTGTAATCCTGTATGAAAGGTATGGTGTATGCACTACCCCCTGCGCCAAGATGAAGAAGTACATCTATGGCCGTATTGGATGATGATGTTGTAACGGTAATATCAGCCCTGATATCAACCATGTCTCCAGCAGACAGTTCAGACCAATCAAAGTTATTCGTACTTGCATCCCAAAGTCTACTCACTCCTTCAGGTAGGAACTGAGTATTGGTGAAAGCACCGAGAGTATCATTTGTCAGGACCACTGCCGCACCTCCGCCTGTTACACTTAACGGTGTTCCTGACGTAGCATTATCATTGTAGTCTGCAAATCCTCCTGATATGTCATCGTTACCATGAGATGTCAGGTACGATTTGATCGTGGTGACCAGTTCATACACCGAGTTAACTGAGGGGTCATCTATCTTTGATGCCTCCTGGTTGAATATCTGTGTTATGGATTCTCCTTGGGTGCGTGTAATGATAATGCTGCCACTACTTGCAGAAACAGACAACTCAGACTTTGGGTAATAGTTGATGTTCTTCCCATCCATATCGTAGATGAGAAGCTCTGTTGCCTTATTTTCTATCCTGTAGCCCATTAATCATGTGTCAGGCACAGTACCACGGTGCAATTACCGCTTCCAGCCGTTGTCTTACTTGTTTCAAATGTTATCTGCTCACCAGCACTGAACGTGTTATTAGCCGTTGGTGTGGTTGACACAATGTTACCAAGAACAAGACCCGTGGTTATATCAACTTGAGAACCAGTTAGTACGGACCCTCCATGGTCTTTGAATATGATCGTTGCAGTATCTGTTGCTGCTGGCTTTGTCACTGTGGCTTCAATTCCATCCACCGTGCAGTCAAAGCACATGGTGTATTTTACCACACCTATCTCACCTGCTGTTTCAAAAGAAACTGGAATGGCAACCATTGACTTTCTTGCTGATGCGCTCAGTTTCGCAGGGGTAATAGCACCGTCAGCAACCTTTACTGTGCTAATTGCATCATTCGCAATTGTCAACGCTCCTGTCTTACTAATTGCAGCATCTCCTGATATTGTTTGTGCAGTAGCACCAAGAGTAGTATCTCCTATAATGAACTCAGCATCCTGTATTGTGAGATACTTAGGGTTGCCTGATCCGTCACCGTAGATTATCTTGCCTATCCCAGCCGCTTCAAGCTTTGCAAGTGTTACGGCATCGTCTTGAATCTTAGCTGTTGATACCGAGTCGGTTGCAAGCCTGTCTGAATCAACAATACCTGTTCCCGCAAAATCAGGTAGAATATTAACCACCCAAGCAGCTCCTGTGTAAATACACTCAGCTATAAAGTTCTTTGTGGATAATTCGTCAGGAACGGTTTCACCGAAAATGGTAATAGGAACACCAGTGGTTGTTACTGATGCGTTCCATGTTACAAGAACCTTCTGACCAGTGTTAGGGGTTCCGCTCGGAGAAATCGCAAGCGGACCTACAAGTGTTACTGTTCCTGTCGCTATATTTTCAACATGAACAATGTCTGGATATGCCGTTGACTGATCAACTGGTATGCTTACAGTGCCTGATGTAGGTAATGTATAGGTCTTTGCCATTACTGTTTCTTAATTAGGAATATTTTCAGATCAGATATCTTTGTCGGAAATGAAGAGTTGCTTGTCTTCAATTTAAGGTCTATCGTGAGACTTTCACCAGTCAGGTCTGTTCCTGATATAACTTGATCTGCAACGTCTATCTTCAACGGAACGTATCCAACAGCATAGTTGCTTGCATACAGATATATCGGACTTCCAGTGTTTAGCATGACCTCATTGTTGGCCTTTATCCTTACGGATGTATTTGAAACCCTTGTAATATCAACGGAGAACTTATACCCGATACTCCCTTGATAGGCAAGGTCGGCAGCGATTATACCAAGTCCAAGTTGAGTGGCCACAAGTGATGGTTGGGATATTGATATTTCAAGCCCTTGAACAACATCACCAACAGTATTGAAAACGATACCCTCAAGCCTGACAGTATCTTCATTTGTGTCAAGCGTATCTGCCGCTATGGTGGGTATCGAAACACCAGAAGGAACAGAGTATCCTGATGTAGTTACATCACTCGATGGAGATGTCAATGCGTATATCAGTGCAACACCGTCAATTCCATCAGAACCATCAGCACCGTCAGCACCATTCGTTCCGTTAGTACCGTTAGTGCCATTTGTTCCAGCAGGCCCTTGAGGCCCTTGAGGTCCCTGAACTCCAGGCAGTGTTATATTTGAACATGAATTACAGCTCATTTCTTAACAGCTTTTACATTCGTTATTACATATCGCCTGAAGTCCTTCAAGCAACTTATCAGCTTTAGCGTCCTTTCCGCATGCAGCAGATGCCTTGATACCCTGCAACATCAGCATGGCTTCGATTGCCGAATCCGTCTTCTTGTCTCCCACACAGTCACAGCTTACATCGATGTCTGCCATCTTTCCTCTTACACAGCATTCTACGTTACAAAGGAAGTAGGATTCGGAAGATGCATTGTATGTGGCATCATCATCTGTCAGGCTCCAAGAGAATGTGTACTTTCCGTCAGTAATCAAGGGAGAGCTTACACTTTCAATGATAAGGTTCCTGCGACCAAATGCTAAGGATGTGTTCTCAATAGTTGTTGCAGCAACAGAAAAACCACTACCGCTAAGTGTGATTATATTTTGATCCTGTTGGTTGTAACTCGCTGTAACGCCAGTATTTCCAACCTGAGCATTTATTGCGGCAAGTATCAAAGCAGCCGTTCCTGGATAATCACCAGTTAAAGAAGATGTCGCGGTAATAGGAGCGTAAGTAAGGTCACCGTTAGAGTCCGTGTAGATTATATAAAGCTCATAATCACTGGAACCTAATGAAGGTGGAATAAATGAAAGAGTTACAGAGGTTGACTGTAATGGACTGATATTCATTATGTTACCGTCCAAAGAGTCATCATTGTTCGCAAGCAGGTCAAGCGTAACACTATCATCACTTGGGTAGGTTATCGTGAATGTTTCGGCAGTTATCGGGGCTGACACCGTTCCTGACGATGTATCAGTCACCGAGTATTTGTTACTCGAACAGTCTAAACATACACTGAATGAAAGTTGGTTGATAGCCATCTTCTATTACTTTTTACACTTGCAAGATTTCTTGCCCATTTTTTTGCACTTAGCGCACTTGCTCTTCATCGAAGAAGCTTTTCCAGACATTTTTCTTTTACCGTAAGCCATATCTTTACCATTTAACTTTGTTTGAAACAGACACACACATTTCAATAAAATCTTGTTGGGTGTAATGCTGTTTACTCATATTAACCATTTTGTGAACCCACTGAACATTTCCTTCAATATACCCTTTTGATGAATCTATTCTATCTAAAGACGCTGTGTTTTTATTTACATCCGTAGCATCAATATCCCAACCCGTTAAAGCGCATTTAAAATCTTGCTCAATCAAAATATCTGCTAAGTATTCAAATGTAACACTCCAATCTATACATCTAAGCGTAGAGCCGATTTCGTATTTCTTAACAAAAGATTTTCTAAGGACACCTTTAACCCAACCTTTGTGAGAGTTACTCTCTGGTTTGGAGTTGGAACATTTTTTACACTCCTTACCCTCATTATAAGACATTATAGCATAATTACGTCTAAGGTAAGACTGTTCGACACCACAACTTGAGCATGGCTTATACCATCGACCATCTTTTCCCTTACGTACTTCTAACGGTATGCTTAAAGCTGTTGCCATAACGGTGTTATTATTAAAATCCATTTGTACTTGTCAGCCCACCACGCAGCAGACATTTTGCCTTTTTTTATGTTCTTTCTGTGACGAGCCTTAAAACTCGCACGTTTCTTCTTCATCTTCTCTGACTCACCCTTCTTTGGCTTGCCAGCAGTTGAAGCACCCTGCTCACCAAAACGGATAAGCTTGGTCTTATCACCGACCTTAGCCATTACTACGTGGCTTTTCTTAGCGTTAGATGGGGTTCTTTTAGGCTTATTGAAACCCTTAAGACCCAAACGTTTCATGGTTGCTTTTGCTCTGCTATGCTTACCCTTTTCTGCCACGCTTTACTGCTTTTACCCTTTTACCCATTCCAACCTTGCTCTTCTCTCTCTTCTTTCTTGCGAGTTCCGACTTGGACATTTCCGATTTTGTCTTCGGAGTCTTTTTGGAAACACGCTTGGTAGGTCTGCAATACTCGTTCTTACCACCAGCACCACATGCCTTACCTGTTCGGGTATCAACCCATTTTTCCTTTTCCCACCTTTTTAGCTCCGTTCCTGACTTACTCTTCTTAACCTTACCACTTGCCTTACGGCACTTTGCTATAAGCTGAGAACGCCTTGCACTATTTTTCATTTTAGAGGCATACTTCCTATAGCAACTATCCTTCGGCATAACTCAAAGGTACGGAATTTTGAGGATATAACATTGTGTATCAATCCCCGATAAGTTCAGGGTCATTTTTAGCCTCTATGTATTTCGTTAGAAACTTATTGAATTTGTCTTTTGACATCACTGAGTTGTATTGACCCCTGTATTCATTCATCATTTGAGCTGATATTTCTTTAAACTGATCACCCTGAACGTCAACATCACCAAAGTCTTCAAAAAACCTGTATGCCATTACAACTGGATCCCTGTCAACCACGTATGTCAACTTATACTGTGTTGGAAGCTCAGGAAGATTAAGTGCTGGCACTGCGTTTCTATAGACCTTATGCCTTATTTCCATTTCATCTTTTTCTGATATTTCGACATTGGCTTCCTTGAATACATCGATCTGAGTGCTTACCATATTATCCATTTCACTGACCAATGTATCTATATCCAAAGCATCTATTTCTTTGTTTTTCACCCTTTTAATGATGTCATATACAACCGTTTTCGGTATTTTAGATGTAGCGTATTTTTCTTCTTTATGCTCTCTTATCTTCTGCTCTATCTTTTTTGTTTTTGGTTTTTTAGCATACTCTTCGTAATCAGCAGATATGACTGCAACCTTTTTGGTCATGTTCAATATGTCGGAAACCAAAGACCTGTCCTTTTTGATTATATCTGAAGTCTTATTGTTCCTGTCAAGCATACTGTAAACACTGGCTATTATAGGGTTATTCTCTGGTCTTGTAATGACCTTTTCAACCATTACCTTCATTTCTTTAGGGGTTATACTTGTATTCAACTCCATTGCCATGTCTTTGTAAAAACCTTGAATTTCTGGGTCGTTCCAACCTATAAGGTACTTACTGTCAAGTTCTGATTGGTACTTTTTCTCTGGAGAGATATATCTGTTGGTGTATGGGTCATAACCAGTCATTGTTATCATCATGAGTGATAACGGTATGTTCTTCTGAACCAATGAAGACAAAATAACCCCAGTATCCTGGATTTTTCCGTTCTCATCAACTGGCGAAAGATTTATTGGCATTACATATTCATGAAACAAGTAGTTGATTTCCAAAGCATCTTTTTCAAGATTTTCAGAACTGTATCTTTCTTCACTTCCAAGCAACTGTTTTTCAAGGTTGTATCTCAATGCTTTTTCTGCCGCATAAGAAATAGGTATCAATGCTGGGTTCTTTGCTATCCTTATTACCTCGTAGTTTCCATTCTCATCCCTTTTACCAGTAGGTATGATATAGAATTTATTTCTGTAATATGGATTTATCGAATCAAGTATTTTGTAGTATTTCTTTAAAGTTCCGTATTTCTTGTCCTTTCCGTCACCCTCTTCCTCCTCGTCTTCATCGAACATATTAAGCATCATTAATCCCATACCAAGCATAGCTGTTGAAAGTATAGTAGTACCTTGAGCAACCCTGAACGTAAAAGCAGGTGGATTTTTTCTAAACTCTTTTACAACGGTATCTGTACCTATAACAGCGGCATTTAAGTATGAGGCGTATGGGTTTACCTTTTTCGTAAAACTACCACCCTCGCTGAAATTCATGAAATCCCTTGACACAGCAGATGCTTTTTTTCTTGCATCCTTTTGAGCTTCGAGATATTCTTCATTTGTCATCTCACCCTTTGCTTCCTCTATTTTTTTGTACTCAGCATCTCTGACCCTTTCGTAGATAGCCATTCTAAAACCAAGTTCACTGTATCTGTTAGCAGCCGTAAGTCCAGTTGACATAGCGTCAAGACCTTTTATCAACGCCATTGAACCAGCTCTTGTAATATCACTTTTTTCGGCTAATTTCAGGAGAGAGTCTTTCATCATTTTTCTAAGACCAAGACCTTTCTCCATGTACAGGAAATCCATTCCCACACCATTTTCCATTGCTTCTCTATAAAGAGCATCGTCTTTGTATATATGAGAAACTCCCTTTGCAAAATCTTTTATTGCTTTTGCCATTGAAATCGGTGTTAGCGTCCAATTTCCATAAACATCTGATATTACAGATAATTGAATAAAATCTCTTGCAGTGTTGAATATGAAGAAGAATGGTGCAGCTTCACCAGTTGCGAAACTTTGAAGTATTCTTTGAGGTGTTTGAAGTAAATTGTCCAACAATTTAATAGCTGGACTATCTGGCTTGACCGTACTTCTCATGTCATACCACTGCTTGAATATGTCATCCCTTATGTAGAATGATTTCTTCTCACCGTTCTCGTAGTAATTAGCTGAACTCATACCCCTTTTTCTTTTAGTGGAAAAAGCGTCAAGTATGTTCCCTAACTTCTTATACCGTAACCGTTCTTCTTTCGTGAACTTTTCCTTCTTTTTCAATTCATTGAACTCAGACTCTAATTTTGATAATACATCTACCATTTTCCTGTTGAGATCATTGAAAGCATATCTCCTTTCTCTTGATGAGATGTATCCAGCAAGTAGTTTTTCAGAATCTGTTATCAGCTCCCAATATGCTTCATCAGTGTTCAGGTCTTTCAATCCCTCTCTTAGTGTTCTAATAGCATCAGAACTAAGTGAATACTCCTTCATTAGTCTTGCATCATCTATGTTCTCAATGAACTCACCGTCAAATCCGAACATATGCTGTATGAAAACCCTCGGAGAATAGTCTTTACCTATCATTGCATCATATTGTTCCTGAGATATGATACCCTTCTTCAGGTCTTTTTCAAGCATTTTTCTGAACTCATTGAAATATGCGTCAGCTCTTTCGTTTATCTTTTTGAAATCCTTTTCTCCAACAACTGCTTCAATTTCAGATAACATTTCCCTTGCTACACTTAACCCTATGGGATTTCCATTTGAATCCTTACCAGTGAAGTTTTCATTTTTAAGAAAACCAAGGTCTTCTCTGAATTGCTTTTCAAAACGTTTCTGTTTGACCTCGCTCAATGATCTGTACCATTCGCTCTGTCTAAGTGATCTTAATGCCTCATTTCTTATACCTCTTGCATCAAGTGCCTGTTGCTCTGTTGAATTAGCGTAATCATTTGCTACTGAAACAGCTTCATTGAATGCATTTACAGCTTCGTCCCCAGCTTTCTCAAACATTTCAGAAGCCTTCAATGAGTTAATCCCATTTCTGTTTGATTCAACTCTCGATTCGTTTATCGTGATTATTCTTCTGTATTTTATCAGAGAATCAAGATGTCTTCTAAGGTTAGGGAATATCCCATCGTATATCTTCTTTTTAGCATCTTGAAAAATAAGATTAGCATTTCCAGGTGAACCGAGTCTTGCTACGAAATAATCATAAACTGGTCTTATGTCTGTAGTTGATTTCAACAACTCCCTTGTGTCAGAAGAGAATTTAACAAAAGTTCTCCTGATGTCCATGAACAGTTTTTTCGCTGCATTGAAAAGACTCTTGCCTCTTTTTTCAAGGTCTTTCCTGTTCATGTCCTCCGTCTTTTCGTAGTTTGTTTCTCCTTTTTTAGGTTTTACTTTTTCAGCTACAAACTTTGCCCCAGCATCATCAAGCGTGGCCTCACCGCTAGTAAAGTCATTGAAAGCCTTTTGAATGTCTTTGGCTGTTTTTATTCCGAGTGCCTTAATGTATGTCAGGAACGCTTCCAGAAGTTCCATGTCCTCATTCGCCTTTGATTTTGGGTCGAATACTACTCCGAG